TAGAAAATCCTGCTCAATCAATAAAAGTAATTTTATCTGCTTATATTAACATCTACAATGATGTACGAATATTGTATTCAGTATCAAATGATACCAACTTGAATTTAAACTATTTCCCATTCCCTGGGTATTTAAATTTAAATAATGATATTATAATAGATTCAGCTAAAAGTGATGGAACCGCAGATGTCAAATATACAAAAACTGATGTCTTAATCTCCAGGTCTAGTTCAGAAACACCATTTGTTGATTATGAATTTACCGCAGAATCAATAGGACCATTCAGAACATTCAGTATTAAAATAGTTGGATCATCTACCAATCAAACTTACCCACCAAGAATCAAAGATCTTCGCATAATTGCATTATCGTAACATGTATTATAAAATTAAAGGGAATTCAAATCTAGTTCGAGATAAAAATACTAATGCAATTCTAAGTATAGATTCTATTGAATATCAAAATCATAAAAAAATCAAAGAGATAAAACAGAATCAAGATTTTCGTATGGAAAAAATAGAACATGAAGTAAATACGATCAAAAATGATTTGAATGCCATCAAAGATCTTTTATTGGAAATTAAAAATGGAACCAAATAAAATTATTTTAGAAGACTTCGCTAAAATGTTTGAATATGAAAAATTATCTAGAGACATAGATAATATAGATGATATAGAAATTTTAAGAAATTTTGCAAAATCTTACATTAAATTATATCTAAAGCAACAAGAAGTAGTATCAAAATTATAAAATGGCACAACCATCTACTAGACAAGAACTTATTGACTATTGTTTGAGAAAGTTAGGAGCACCAGTACTCGAAATTAATGTCGCTCAAGAGCAATTAGAAGACCTCGTAGATGATGCTGTTCAGTTCTTTCAAGAAAGACATTTTGATGGGGTTTCAGCTACTTTATTACGTTATGAAATTACGCAAGAAGATATAGATAGAGGTAGAGGAAAATCGGGAGTTGGAATAACTACAGTTACTGGAAATAAAATATATGAATTTGAGGAAACTGCAAATTATTTACAAATACCTTCTTATGTGATAGGAGTAAATAAAATATTTCAATTTGAAGGTTCCAATAGTATTTCTAGTGGAATGTTCAGCATCAAATATCAATTATTTTTAAATGATGTTTATTACTGGGGTTCAACCGAATTACTTACTTATTCTATGGTAAAAACATACCTTGAAGATTTAAATTGGCTTCTTACTACACAAAAACAAGTTAGATTTAATAAAAGAGAAGATAGATTATATCTAGATATAGACTGGTCTAGTCTTACTGTTGGACAAACACTAATTATAGATTGTTACAGGGCATTAAATCCAGCTGAATCCACAAAAGTATGGAATGACTCTTTTTTAAAGCAATATTTAACTGCTCTGATAAAAAGACAGTGGGGACAAAATTTAATTAAATTTAGAGGAGTAAAACTTCCTGGAGGAGTAGAATTAGATGGTAGACCAATATATGACGATGCTCAAAGAGAAATAGACATTCTTATGGAAAGAATGTCTAGTACATATGAACTTCCACCATTAGACCTAATTGGTTAATATATGTTAAATCCATTTTTTCTTCAGGGATCAAAGGCTGAACAAAATCTTATTCAAGATTTGATTAATGAGCAATTGAAAATATATGGAGTTGAAATATATTATATACCTAGAAAATATTTAACTAAAAAAACAGTAATTAAAGAAGTCATTGAATCACAATTCAATAACGCATACCCAATAGAAGCATATGTCGATACTTATGATGGGTACGAAGGTGCTGGAACTCTCCTGACTAAATTTGGTGTCCAACCATATACCGATCTCAGTTTAATCATTTCAAAAGAAAGATTCGAAACCTATATTACTCCATTAATTAAAAATCAACCTAATATTGAACTATATTCTAGACCAAAAGAAGGAGATTTGATTTATTTTCCATTAGGTGACAGGTTATTTGAAATTAAATTTGTGGAACATGAAGTTCCATTTTATCAGTTACAGAAAACTTATGTTTATACATTAAGATGTGAACTCTTTAGATACGAAGATGAAATAATTGATACTGGAATTGATTATATTGATGATAATATTCAAGAACAAGGATATATTATGACATTTGATATGATCGGTTCTGGCGTTACCGCTACAGCAACTGCTAGTATTGTTAATGGTGGAGTAACATTCATAAAAATCACAAATCGAGGGGATGGATATAAAACAACTCCTCAAGTGAAAATTTCTTCGCCAACTACTGGGCAAGTTGCAACTGGCATAGCAACACTAATTGGTGGAATAGTCGATTTATGCGAACCTGATTCTAGTTTATATAGAGTTCAAGGAGTAGAAATTACTAATTCCGGATATGGATATACAGTTCCACCAACAGTAGCATTTTATGGTGGAAGCGGTAAAGGAGCTACTGCAATTGCATCTATTGGGGATGGAATAGTCGGTATTATCACGATAACAAATGGAGGTTCTGGATATACATCGGAACCAATAGTTCAATTCATTGGTGTATCTTCAATTTCAGCACAAGCAAGAGCAGTGATAGAAAATGGTGTAGTAACAAGAATCGGTATTACCACTACGGGCATAGGATATACTGAAAACCCACAAATATTAATTCAAACTCCATATATGGTTGGTTTTGGTACGTATATTTACAACGAATTGATAATTGGTTCTTCGTCTGGAAATACTGCAAGAGTAAAATCATGGAATTCTACAACAAATAAGTTAGAACTTTCCAATATAACAGGAGATTTTTCTCCAGGAGAAACTTTGGTAGGAACAGCTTCTAGTGCAACATATCAGATTAAAAAAGTAACCGTTGATAATTTAAATGATCCATTTGCACAAAATAAAGAAATACAAACTGAAGCAGATTATATATTAGATTTTAGTGAAAAAAATCCTTTTGGCATTCCATGATAAATATATAAATTATAAAGTAATATTGTAAGGATTTTCTGACAATGTTTGAATATTTTTATCACGAAATAATAAGAAAGACAATAGTTGCTTTTGGTACATTATTTAATGGGATCACAATTAAGCACAAAAATGATAGTGGAGATATAACCTTGTCATTACGAGTTCCACTAGCTTATGGCCCAACTCAAAAATTCCTTGCAAGACTAGAACAAGTTCCAGATTTAAATAAACCAATACAAGTTAATTTACCTAGAATGTCATTTGAACTCATTGGGATGTCATATGACACTACAAGAAAATTAACAACGACTCAGACTTTTTTGGCAAAAGATGTAAACAACAATCAAATTAAAAAGGCATATTTACCAGTCCCTTATAATTTGAATTTTGAATTAAGTATAATTACCAAACTTAATGATGATATGCTTCAAATTATTGAACAAATATTACCATATTTTCAACCAAATTATAATTTAACTATAGATTTAGTGAAAGAAATAGGAGAAAAACGAGACGTTCAAATAGTTCTAGATAATATTTCAATGACAGATAACTATGAAGGAGATTACAACGAAAGAAGAGCACTAATATATACATTAAAGTTTACTGCAAAAACATACTTATTCGGACCAGTATCTTCTAATTCTGTTTCTTCTGAAATCATCAAAAAAGTTTCTATTGGACTCGTATCTGGTGATGTATCTGGACTCGCAAGAAGAGAAGTAACTTATAGTGTAGAACCTCGTGCAATACAAAGTTATACTGATACAGTTACCACAACAATTTCAAAAGATGTTAATATCAACGATACTTTAATTGAAGTTTCAGATTCATCTGGAATAACTGTTGGGTCACACTTGGATATAAACAAAGAAGAAGTTTATGTTGAATCCATTTCTGGTAACACATTAACTGTAAGAAGAGGGCAGGACTCTACTACAATATTAAGTCACATATCTGGTTCTGAGGTTAAATTGATTACTAATGCTGATGACATTTTGATAAAACCTGGAGATGATTTTGGTTTTTCTGGTTCTTTAATTTAATGTGGAGGTTAATATGAGAATGACTAAGAAATTTGATAAACTTAACAAAGAATTCAATATTAAAAATGAAGATAATGTTGTGATAGATGTTAAAATCGCAGACGTTACAACAGAATCAGAATCAACAATACAAAAAAATTGTATTGTTGATGATATAAAAAAAGATTATGAATACACTCGTGGCAATTTATATTCAATCATAGAAAAGGGCCAAGAAGCAATCAATAATGTTTTAGAATTGGCTCAAGAAACGGATACACCTAGAGCATATGAAGTTGTTGGTCAACTTATAAAAAATGTATCTGATGCAACTGATAAGTTGATTGATTTACAGAAAAAAATCAAAGATCTGGATGAAGTAAAGCAACAAAAAGGTCCAACAAATGTCACAAATGCATTATTTGTTGGTTCTACTGCAGAATTATCTAAAATGCTTAAAAATCAGTTGAAAGATATAAGTGGAGATAAATAAAAATAAATGTCTTCATTGTAGTAGAAATGAAAAGTATTCACGAAGATCATAAAGAAATTGCCAGTGGTAAGAAAAAAGATGATGAAGGCTATATGGCAAGAATTGAATTAGATACTATTGAGCGAGCAATAAAGAATTTAAGAACAGTCATCAAAAGTAGTGACACACAACTGCCTGCGTGGGTTCAATCAAAAATTACAAGAGCAGCAGACTTTATAGATACAGCAGCAGAATATCTTCAGAGTGACGAAAAATTAGACGAAGATACCAGGCGATTAACTGGAACTAGAGGTAAGATTTTACATCCTAGTGAAACTCAATTAAAAAGAAGTACTGGTGCTGGTGCATTGAGTCCAGAAGCAGCACAAGAAATTGGACCAAAAGCGGTAGAATTGAGAAATAAAAAATTAAAAACTACTACTCTTCCAACATTACCACAAAAAAATGAGGAAAAATTATTAGTACAAAAAATAATTGAGGAGCACTGTGGTTGTGATAGTGGGAAATGTAATAAAACTCCAGCAGGAAAAATGTGCCCAAAACATGGAATGAACGATTGTTCCATAAACGAAGAAAGGGACCCAAAAGGTCCAGTACAATCGTACAAAACACCAAAAGAAATTGCAAAAAAACATGGTGTTCCATTAGATGAAATAAAAACCCAGTTAAAAATGGGGATTAAAGTTGAAGGAGAGCACACTTCAGATAAGGCTGCAGCAAGAATTACAGCTCTTCAACATTTAGATGAAGTCCCTGATTATTATACTAAATTAAAAAAAGTAGAAACACAAAAAGAAAGTAAATTAGTAAGAGACATGTTTGGTAATGTTTCTTATGAATTTATTGACTTAATTACTGCAAATCCTTTATTGCAAGAGAAGAAGAAAGATGATAACCCATGTTGGCCCGGATATAAAAGAAAAAAAGGAACAAGAAAATATGAAACCGGTTCTTGCGTTCCAGTAGAAGAACAATCAAATTTACAACAGAAGTTAGTTGAGGCAAAATTAAAAAAAGCTAAAGCCGAACAAGAATACGCAAGAACAATTGGAACTTTATCTAAGCAAGGAGCAGATCCAGAAACAGTAACAGAAGCTACTTTGCCTTCACAAAATGGCCATGTTATGTCCGTTACCGTAATGTGGAGAGGAAAATATTATGCAACTCAAATGTTTTTCCCACAAGTTAAATTACCAAATAGAAGAGAAGTTACAGATGCAGCAAATAAAGTATATCCAGATTCTAAAGTGATTACTTATGGGGTTAGTAACTTACAGCCTGGAATGCCAATAGTTCAATTGCCAAAGTCAAAAAATTATCTTTTAAATAATGGAACAATAGGTGAAGATTTAAGCGAAGATTGGCAAAAAGTAAATCGCCAAGACAAAACTGATGGGTTGAGCCAAAAAGCTGTAGATGCGTATCGTAGTGAGAATCCAGGTTCAAATTTACAAACAGCAGTAACAGAAAAAAAGCCAAAAGGTAAAAGAGCTAAAAGAAGAAAATCTTTTTGCCGACGTATGACGGGCATGAAGAAAAAATTAACATCAACAAAAACTGCAAAAGATCCAAATTCAAGAATTAATAAAGCACTTCGTCGCTGGAAATGCGAATAATATTAAATTAATTATATCTTATGGCTGAAGAACATTATCTTGGTAATCCGCTTCTAAAAAAAGCGAATACCCAAATTGAATTTACACAGGAACAAATTATTGAATTTGCAAAATGTGCTAATGATCCAGTATATTTTGCAAATAACTATATCCAAATTGTGACCTTGGATCATGGTTTACAACCATTTGAAATGTATCCGTTCCAAGAAAAGATGTTGACATCTTTTCATCAAAATAGATTTAATATCTGTAAACTACCTAGGCAAAGCGGAAAAAGCACAACCGTAGTATCATATCTCTTACATTATGCAATTTTTAATGATAACGTAAATATAGCCATTCTTGCTAATAAGGCACAAACAGCAAGAGACTTGCTAGGTCGTTTGCAGACAGGATATGAAAACTTACCTAGATGGCTACAGCAAGGAATCTGTTCGTGGAATAAAGGTTCTCTAGAACTTGAAAATGGATCTAAAATATTTGCTGCTTCTACTTCTGCATCATCCGTTAGAGGTAGTACCTATAATATTATTTTCTTAGATGAGTTTGCATTCGTTCCTAACCAAGTTGCAGATTCATTTTTTAGTTCCGTTTATCCAACAATTACTTCTGGTAAATCATCTAAAGTTATTGTTGTTTCAACTCCTAAAGGACTTAATCATTTTTACAAACTTTGGGATGACGCAAAGAAAAATAAAAATGAATATGTTCCTATTGAAGTATTTTGGACAGATGTTCCAGGTAGAGACGAAGAATTTAAGAAAACTACAATTGCTAATACAAGTGAATCACAGTGGAGACAAGAATTTGAGTGCGAATTTCTTGGTTCTGTAGACACTTTAATATCTGGTGCAAAATTAGCAAC